TGACCCATTGAAACTATACCTTGACCAGCTGATGCTACCATATTATCTATTGTAGCAGGTACTAATTCAGGTACAATTTTTGTTTGGTCAAACATATATGGTGGTGTTGTAGTACTAATTTCAAACAGTTCATACAACTTAGTCCATAGAGAACTCTTAGCAACAAAAGCTACAGAAGTACCTAAGTTTACAGCTTCTATATCAGGATCAGATTCATAACCAGAGACTGCGTTGATCTTAGCAGTTGATGGACTAAGAACGTCAGAGTCTGTTGACATTAAGAATTGTTCATTCTCACTAAATAGCACAAGACCTGCAGCACTGTTCCTAACATAGTTCAGGAAGATTGGTTTAGTTGATGATGCTGTAATATCAATAGGATCATCAGCTGAAGAGATTGTAGCAGAGCCAACAAAGAAATTAAATAAATCTTTGGCTTTACTCATAACCATATATTCCCCAGCTAAGAAACCTAATCTGTTTCTATAGAAGAACATATTTCTAATAGCTGTACCAGTCCCACTATCTGTTCCATCAACACTTAAAAATGTAGGTAATGGATTAGTTACTTGAGAACCAACAGTTCTATCATTCCAAGTTTCAGGTCCGAATACAAATGAACCATCAGCTTGTTGCTGTAACTTATGTGGCATAGTAAGAGGATCAATCGCATACTTAATACCGGGTTCGTTTGTTTCTATCCAAGTACCGGGTCCAGTAGCTGCACTATTTGTGGTTTCAAATTCAACCCACATATCATCAGCTTCAAAGTCAGCACTATTAGCTATCTTTAATTTGTAACCATCTTTACATTGTATAGGTAATCTAGTTACATCTGATATTTGATCTTGAAATACATATAAAGCATCGTCTTGTGAACCACCAGTTACACTAACAGTAAAAGCAGAAGCTTTAGAAATATGTAATCCCGGTCCAACTTTTGTTACAGTATAACCACTTGTAGCAGCAGCTATAGCAGTTGCTAAACCATCAACAATTGTACTAGAGTCAGTTACACCAGCACTAACAGTTTGACCTGTTGTATGTGTACAATCTGTACCACCAAGAGTTACAGTATATTTAGCATTATAAGCTACAACATTAATAACGACAAAACATTGATGGGGTAAAGCAGCTACAGTACTAGCTGTCATAGCAGGTACTTTCTTTTTATTAAGAACGTAAGTAGTAGATTCTAATGTTAGAACTTCTATGTCAGCTGCAGTTGCATCCTTAAGATAACCATTACTAGGTATAGCAGATATATTACAATTAGTTACTTCAGCATCATAATTATTTTGAGCAGTTTCTTCAGCTGTTACAGCATTAGTATAATTTGTCTGAGCTGTGTTCATTGCTGTCAAAGCTGTAGATAAATCACTAGCTGTTTTAGCTGGATCATTACTTTTCTTAGCTTCGTATAATTTATAACCTTGAGAAGCTAAGATAGGATGTTCAGATGTTTTATCAAGTCCTAACTCATAATTTATTTTTAGAACTTTAAAGGTAGCATTACCACCACCACCTGATATAGTTATCACTTCACCAACTTTATAACCAGTTGAAGTAGTAGCACCACCTCCATTAGCTATAGTTGTAGCTTGATCAATCACACCACCTGTAACTGTATACGTTACTGTAAGGCCAGTTCCTGACCCTGCAGAGGTCGTTGCAACTCCAGTAGCTCCAGTATACCCTGTGCCACCTGAGACCCGTTCTAGGCTAACTACAGCACCACTGAGATTACTTGCTGATATATACTTAACAACACCGCCTTCCATAATGGTATAGGTATCGTTAGTTTCCTGTTGATATATACCATCTACAAGCATCTCCTGAACTTTACCAGTTGCTAAATTATAATCATTATTAACAGACCAAAGACTTGATATTACTCTATCTTGTCCAGCTAGTGCTTCTGAATATGTAGCTTGTGCAGTATTTAATAAATCTCTTCTTGCTTTAGTAGTAGCTATAGCATTGTAATATGCTTCAGTATCTGTTTGATAGTTAGAAGCATTGCAACTACCCGGAACTCCAGTATTACTCCCCATATCTACACGTCTAGGGGTTCCGTCAGTCAAACTCCAAACTCTAAATCTAAAATCAGTATCATCATATTGAGCTACATATTTTTGATTAGCAGATCTAATCCAAGAGAACCATTTTCCTCTAGCAGCTGCTCCATATAAATTACTAATATATTTTCCACCGGGTCGTTTCAACATACCCAAAGCATAATCTGGAAATGTATTCACAGCGTCACTAACTTGACCCGGAAATTTTCTGTTGTCAGGTTGTTGAGATATACCTAGCAAAAAGTTAGGTATCCTTTGGGTAACTGTACTCATCTTTGTAAGGCTGCGTAAGGTTGATATCCGACATGATAGTTCTCACCATCTTTCCATCCAAACATAGAGAAGTCTCCTTGTTGAGTTTCATACTCAAGTGCAGCTGCTCTAGTGTTTATCTCTTGTTGTTGTAATAACTGTACTAATTCTTGGTCACCTACCATTTTGATAGCACACATAACAGAGGCACGTGCAGTAATATAGTTCTGAACTGCAGTAGGTACTTCAGTGAAATCAAATAACCAAATAACATCAACCTGTATTTTTCTAGCGTCACCTGCATCATCCTTCCATTCGAAAGTATGCTTATGACGATCATATAGTTTACCATTACGACGGACTGGATCATAATCATCAAAGTGTTGATCCTTGTTTGCATCAATCTGTAAGGCATTAGTTGGGTATTTAATTTCAAAGGTAGTTGAGTCAGCTGTCATTTCATAATGACGCTCAACATTGAATGTCCATCCTTCGGATTGGACTTGCTTATTACTTTCCCTTAAAGTATTCAATACAATAGCTACTTCAGGGTTTTGTTGGTCTAAGGTGGTGACGGGTGCTTGCCCCACCGAGCTTAATATTTGGTTAACAGCATCCAGTTCTGTGGACACAGCATAAGTAGGGTAGCTAGAAGTCATATTAATTTTTATGAATAAAAAAAGGGGGCGTGAGAACCCCCTTATATTAATTAGGTAACGTCACATTCTTGTGTGGCGTAAGCAGTTCTGAGATTTTTGGTAAGTGATAGTACAGCATTAGAGCTGCGGATATCAGTACCTCCACCATCAGTACGAGATACGCTTTCTCTCGAAGCGTCTCCAGTAGAGCAAACACCTGTGTTACCTGCTGCTACAGCAGTTGCCATTTGTTTTACCTCGTATATTTATTAGCAGCCAGGGGTTGCAGTTAGATCGCAAGAGCCTGTGGCTGTTTTTGAACTAGCACTTGCTCCAAAGGAAGATGTTCCTAATAGAGTTCTGCCATATTCAACAGGTGTAGGAGGGTTCTCGGAAATTGTATCGAGACCACCGATTCCTACAGTGATTGTGCGCTTGTAATTTTCGCCAGGAATAACAGACATAATATATCCTTACTGGTTAGAGAATTCAATAGCAGCGGCTGGGTTAAGTGTTCCGGCACCCATTGCAAGACGACCTAGGATTACATCACCCTGATAAAGGACTGATACATCACCAGATGTTACTTGTACTTGAGGACCGATTGCTTCTACAACACCAGCTACGTCTTTCTGATAGATAAGACCGCAGTGATATTGGAAGTCACCTGAGTAATCATTGTTCTCACCAGACTGAGAGTTAACAGTACCTGCCAAGAATGGTAGGTTGTTAGAACGTCTGATTTGAATACCAGCAATCTCATAGAGACCTTCGCCGGAGTTTAGATTACCTTGCTTGTTACCATAGTCACGATTCAAGATGTTAGTAGATACCTGAGAGACTAGAGCATAGTACTGTCTTGGAGATAGTACAGCTGTACGTCCTTGCTTAGGTACATTCTTTTCATCAAGAATTGAAGCAGCTTCGAAGAAGCCATCAACTAATGCTTGAGCATCATACTCTTTACCAGTACCGAGTTTGATGGTTGAACCACCTGGCTCTGGACCTGGAGCTGCAGTAATAGGATGTGAAGCACGAGCTGCTAGAGCAATCGTTCTGAAGATCTTCTTATCATAAGCTTCAGCTAGAGCATGACCAATCTTCTT